TGTTCAGCCACAACGCATAGGCATCGCCCAGCGCCATCTTCACCGCGCCTTCCGGGATGCGCCGCTTCTTCTCGCGGTCCCACACATCCTTCGTCCCGTCGATGTACACATAGCGCTCGGTCGGCGGCATGCCCAGCGCACCGGCCTTCTTGCCCGCCATGCGCCGCGCCTGCTCGATCTCGCGCACCGCATCGGCGCCGATCAGCTTCTTGTTCGTGTCATCCAGCCAGGTCTTCGCCAGCGGCTTGCCCACCAGCGCCTCGAAGGCGGTCTTCTTCATCGCCGCTTTCTTATCCTGGTCCCAGACCTGCGTCGTGCCCTCAACCAGCGCAAACCGCCGCAGCACCTGCTCGGGCGTGAAGCCCGCCCCCTGCCCCCCGTTGTCGGAGGAGCCGGCCGGCGCAGCGGCTTCGTCAGTGGATGGGGCCGGGGAAGGCTTGCCACCCGCAACAGCCGCATCGAGCTGCTGCGCGACCACCTCCAGCCCCCACGCCACATGCACATCGTTCCAGTCCTGCCCCGCCTCGCCTTCGGCCGGCAGCACCGGGAAGGCAGCAATGCCACCCACCTCACCCGCCGCCGCTTCCGCCTTCTTGCGGCCCGGGTTGCCCGGCTTCGTCGGGTCATCGTCACCGGCCACTACCAGCAGGGCATCCGGGCATTGCGCCGCCAGGTCACGCGCCACCGCCGGCATGTTGCCGGAGTCCAGCGCCATCGCCACCGGCCAGCCCTTCGCCATATGCACACTGGCAGCCGTCGCATAGCCTTCGGCCTCGCCGATTACCGCCGCGTCGGCCAGGTCACCCAGCACATGCCGGCAACCCGCCTTGCGCCCATACTTCGGGAACAGCTTCGTGCCCTGCTCGTTGATCGCCTGCAAGCTCCACAGCTTCCCTGCCGCATCGCGCAGCGGAATGGCAATGCTGCCTTTCTTGAACATCAGGAAGCTGATCGAATCCGGCCGCGGCTTCGGCAGGTTGGCAAAGAACTCACGCGTCTCGCTGCCCACCCACACATCGCAGCGCTGCCGCTCGTCATCGATGGAAAGCACAACCGTGTAATGGAAGTAGCCAACGCCAAACCCCCCCACCTGCTTGCGTTCCAGGTAGGGGCTTTCGCCTTGCGGCTTGCAATGCTTCGTCCAGATCAGCTCGCAGGCAGCGGCCACGGCTTCGCGCATCACCGACGCCCGTGCTTCGTCCGCCTCGATCTCGGCCTGCCGCAGTGCGCGGCGCGCTTCTGCCTCGGCCTTCAAGCGGCGCTTGTCCTCGGCAGTCAGCTCGCGTTTGTCCGGCTGCCAGCCGTAGTCCTTCGCCAGCTTCACCACCGAGGCGATGCCCACGCCGCCCTTGCGGAACGAGCGCCACACCGCCTTCGCATCGGCCGCCTTGTAGCCGGCGCCCGACTGGCTCCAGTCGTCCCAGGCGTCCCAGCCATCCTGGCCGAACGAATCCTTCACCCCCATACCCACCTGCACCCAAACTTCACGGCTATCAGCCGGGATAAAGCGCAGTAGGCCGGGCAACTCCGCCAGGGTGATTTGATGGTCAGTCATCACGGCCCCCACGCGCCAGTTTGTCGTACACCGCCGGCGAGCCGTACAGGCTCAGGATCAGCTCGCTTTCCAGCACCAACAGATAGTTCGGGTCCAGCGCCGCCAGCAGCTTGCGAATCGCATGCTGCCCGCCCGCCGTCTCCAGCCGGCGCAGCGCCGCCAGCGCCACGCGCTCAAGCTCGGCACGTTCGAGCAGGGTCGGGTCTTCAACCCACTGATGCAGGTCGGCCGGGCGAATCAGCCCGGCGTCATCCGGCACCGCCTGCGCCTGCGGGCGGCCATCGCCATCGAGGGTGAACAGAATGCGCGTCAGGCGCAGATGGCCCAGCAGATCGGTCGAATCGACGGAACCGGCATTTTGAGGGGCAAGGGCTGGCCTGTCGTACCCCTCCAACACATCCAGCACCCAGCGCCGGAACGCTTCGGCCTTGGCGGTGCGGGCGAACATGGCAATCAAGTGCGCGCCGCGTGGGGAGAAGATGCGAACTGGGATCGGCATACGATTCCCCGGGACCGCCAATTTGACCGTCCCGGTCATATCTTCAGAGAACTCATGCGCGCGGCGGTTGAAAATCTTGCTCACCTGATCGGCATGCTTGTAGCCAAGCGCGCGCGCCAGGTCGGCGGCAGTCACCCAGGGGCGCCCGGCATGGTCGATGATTTGAAGGTCGGTACCGGCGAAATCGAGAACGCTAGGAAGGGTCTGGATGGATTGATCCTGGGACATGGTAGGCACTCCGATAGTTGAGGAGTCGCCACCGGCCGCTTCCACACGGTTAATGGTGGCGAACCGCGCAGGGTGTGGAAGACCGGTCGGAGTAACCGGCAGCCCCGAAGGGCTCCCCACGCGGCCCGCCATAACAGACATATCAGGCACAAAAAAAGCGCCTGAATGCTTCATGACGCTTTCGCGTCTCCGACTCGGGCTTCCACACCCGGCCACTGAATTTGCAGTGACGGGTCGCAGCATAGGCCGGAACACATCGGGAATCAAGCTGGCTTCAACCACGCCGCACCCCCGCATTCCGCTTGTCCTCGAACGCCTGGCAGTCAATGCACAGCCGGCAGCCCTTAACCGCGTCGCGCCGGGCCTGCGGAATCTCGCCGCCGCACTCCTCGCACTCGCTCAGGCTCACGCCCTCATAACGCACACGGGCGGCAATCGCCGCCTCCCGGTCTTCCATCTCGCGCTGTTGCGCCATCTCGAATGCGCGCTCATCCATGGCACACCGCCTCCGCTTCCATCGCCAGCTCAGCCCCGGCCACAATCCCCAGGATCTCGCCGATCATCTTGTTCGCGTGGTAGCGCAGCGCCTCCACCTCGTGCCGCTCCCAGCAATTGTCCTCGGCGCCGTCGTGCAGGCTGCCCACGAACTCGCCTTCGGCCTGCAGCAGCGCACCCAACGCCTTCAGCGCATCGCGCGTGGCCGGTACCGGCTGCGGCACGAACGCCACCGCACCGGCCGGACGCACCAAAGCCGCCAGCAGGCGCGGATCGCGCGTGGTCGCCACAATCTCTTCAAGGAACTCAGGGTGCAGCGGGCGGTTGCCCGTAGGGTTGACGCGCTTGCTCAGCTCGTCGGGGTCGATGCCGATGGTCAGCGCCACCGCGTTCTGCCCACCCACCGCATCGCGCGTGGCGCGGTACAGCGCCTGGCGGGTGGTCAACACCGGGCCGGCGCCCGGCAAAAGGTCTTTACGGCTCATAGCGTTAATGCCCCTGTAACGCTGTAGCCAACCGCCGGGCCGTTGCCCTACAGTTCACCTACAGCACGCGCCCCTCATGACTGCTGTGTCCACGGGTCGCGGGTTGAGGTAGCCGGCTGGTAACCGGTTACCGGACCGTCGAGGCTGGGGTTCTTGCTGTGGTAAGTGGGTCCCCAGTTCTCGACCTCTATACAAGCCTGCCGCCGTAGCGACAGGCTTTTGTGTTTCTGGGCTGCTTGCCCGGCGCCGGCCCGATGGCGTTGGTAAGACTCTCGGGCCGGCTCCCGCCTGATACGTGTGCTGCTGTGCTGTGTCCTGAAGGCGGGCTGTGATTCTGGTTAGGCGCGGCGTTCGCCGCTTCTGCGCTCGCTTTGCCGGCGATCCTCGCCCCGCCGCTCACCGCGTCGACGCAATGGGCGCCGCGCGGCGTCAGTCGTCTCGCCTGACGCGGGGGAATTGCGCAGGTAGGCCCAATCGATATCCGGCCGGGTTTCCTCACAGGTGACGGCCCCGCTGGTTTCACGGTCCAGCGCAATCGCCAACGCCGCGTTCGCACGGCGGTTGCCGTAAGCCACCTGCTTGAGCTGGCCCGGCGTTGTGTCGCAACGGGTGGCCAAGGCCTGCAAGGCGTTCTTGTCCAGCGGCTTGATGAAATCGAGAAGATTCATGTGTTCCTCCATTGGAGAAGCACATTAGCAATCGCTAATGGAATACGCAATAGCAAACCGTAATTCACAGTTTGCTAACGACGGCAGACCATAAGGAGATGGATATTTACCAGTCCCGCATAGCCGCACTTAAAGCCTTGATCGGCGACTCGACACTGAAAGAGTTCGCAGACCGGCACGACCTCGACGCCTCATACCTGTCGCAGATACTCAACGGCCACAGGAATATGGGCGAGCGCGCCGCTGCGAACTTAGAAAAGAAGCTGACCCTGCTACCGGGCACCTTGACCGCACCTGGTGCCGGCGAAACCCCTGACCCAGGCAGCGCTGCGTTTTCTGTCGGCGCTCAATTGGAAATGGCCAGCAGCGCCGCGGTATCCGATGCACTGGGTCGGTACAACCAGCAAAGGATGCTGCCTGTGATCGGAGAAGTTCAGGCCGGAGAATTTTGCGAAGCCGTTGATAATTTCCAGCCAGGCCACGCTGATGAATGGGTCGAAGCCGGCGGCCCCGCTGGGCCGCGCGCGTTTGTACTCGTCGTCAATGGCTTCAGCATGTTCCCGCTGTTGGCACCAGGTGAGAAGGTCGTGTTCGATCCCGATATGCAGTGGGCACCCGGCAACATCGTGCTCGCCAAACGCATCAGCGACCAATCCGTCACGATCAAGAGGCTGTGCCGGGATGGCAACGAGTACTTCCTGCAGGCCACCAATCCCGACTGGCCTGACAAGTTCATCAAACTCAACGAAGAGTGGATGGTATGTGCTAGGGCGCGGCGAAAGATCGTCGAGCTCTGAACAATTTGCGTAACCCAGAGGCCTATATATGACCACCCGGCATATCATGGAAGAGGTACCAGGGAGCTTACGAGCCAGCGACCTGATGAGATTCCTCAAGCACGTTGGCCGGACCAGCAAATGTCCATACTGCGAGCATTCGGGCGCATGGGAGTTTCACGTAAAGCTAGACCCAGAGACCGGGCAAGCGGAAGAGGACGCCGAGCTCATTGAGTTCAAGGTCGAAATGCCTGGAGCGCTCGAGGCCTGGACGAAATGTGCAGCCATCACTTGCCCGCAATGCGGTCATTTCGCGATGATCAGTATGTACAAAATTGCAGAATTCCTTAGCAAGGAAGCTAAACATGGGTGACGTGGTGGAACTCAACTGGACCAACCGCGGCAATGGGAATGGCACCGGTAACGACAATCGTGGCGGTCCACCCACAGGAGGGGATGACTTGGAAAAGCGCCTAGAGGCCGTAGAAAAAGCCATACCCGATATCCGGGAGAGACTCGCTCGTGTAGAAACGAAGATCGATCACATCGAGCGGACCATGGCAACGAAGTCCGACATGGCCGAAGTCAAAACTGCTCTTGCCGAAGGCTTCAATTCACAAACCAAATGGTTTATCGGAACAGCATTGGCTATGGCGGTGATCGCCTTCACAGCGGCCCGCTTCATTCCCGGCGGGTAAATTAGCATTCGCTATTGCGAAATGAATTAGCAGCCGCTAATGTTGTCGCGTACCCACTTACCACGGGATCGCGACAATGGACACAGCACAGCACAGCAGCACCCGCTGCCCGGTCTACCTGCACCCGGCAGCGGCAACCAACCCCACCACCATCGCCAGCATCCAGCGCGCCACCGGCCAGCTGTGCGTGCTCATTGGCGGTCGCCCGCAGCTCAAGCGCCACACCCTGCCCGCCTTCGAGGACTTCGGCCCGTTCGGGGGTGCAGCATGAGCACCTTCTCCCTCACCAAAGGCAGCGCCGCCGCCCTCGGCATGCTCGCCAGCCAGGCCGGCAGCGAAACCCTGCTGCTCACCCAGCCCGCCCGCGAGCTGCGCGCCGAACTCAGCATCGAGCCCTTTACCAGCGACAGCGGCGACCAGCTGCTGGCCGTGCTGTTCATGCGCGAGCAGCGCCACAGCATGACCCTCCAGCGCAACGACGGCGCGAACGTCCAGCACCTGGCTGACTGGGTCGAGGCCGTCGCCAACGGCACGCTGGATACTGCGCAGGCGATTCCCCAGCGCCAACCCGTGCTGCTGCCCTGCTGCCGGTGCGAAGGCGTGGCAATCGCTTATAGATACCTGGCCCCGGCGCCGGCCCTGCATTGCCTCCACGGGGTGAAATGCCGCCACCGGGACTGCCAATCGCTGGAAGGGGCTGCCACCGCTGCAGCCGCCGCCGACGCCTGGAACGACATTCAGCGAGAAGAGCTGGCCGAGGCAGCAGAGCCAGCCCCGGCGCCGGATGAGACGGAGCCGGTATACCAGTTCCAGTGGCGCGAGATCGGGGAAGGCGACTGGATGGCTTGCAGTCATTCGTGGTTCCGCTTCTGCGAGGCCAGCCCTGAGCTCGACACGCGCGTCGTTGAAGTAGACCGCCCCGCGCAGACCGGGCAGCAGCCTGCATACGTTGAGTGCCGCGAGTGCACGGACTGCGGTCATGTCGGCATTAACGACGCTCACCAGACAGACGCGACGTGCGCGATGTGTGACTGGAGCGGGCCAAGCCCGGTCGAGGATCAGTGCCCTGACTGCGGCAAAGAGAACGCGATGGGAGCAGCCTGCCCTAAATGCAGCGGCCGCTATCGGATTCTGGCCGAGACACACGTTGCCGCCCCCATCGCGCAGACCGAGCAGCAGCCGTCAAATCCAGCGCTGGTCGCCGACCTTTACGAGATAGGCGGCAAGCTGCTGGAGATAGCGCATACAAAGACTAAGGCGGTTAGCACGACCCTAATGGCTCCGCACCGTGACTACACACTCAAAGATGCGCGCGCTACAGCACTGGTCATGGGTGAACGATTAGTCGGCATGGCGGATCGCTTAGTTCGCGCCGCCCCCATCGCGCAGACCGAGCAGCAGCCGGTAGCGTGGCTGATCGACTGGCCCGAAGATCCGGAGCTTGGCCACTACTTCAGCGGCGTGCCAAACGAACATGCGCGATCTCGCCCACTTTACACCGACCCCATCGCGCAGACCGCCCCAGATGGATGGCAATTGGTGCCGATGGAGCCGACGCAGGCCATGCGCGAAGCGTTCCACGCGGCGACCGAGCGCTACGAGGACGGCTATGGCGAGAGCCCGGATAGCCAGTGGCACGCCATGCTCCGCGCCGCCCGGGCCACCAGCCCCACCGCCTGAGGCCCGCCACCATGAACCGCACCCTCGACCAGGCCGCTGCCGTGCTCGGCATCGGCCCGCGCAAGCTGCGCGCCCGCATGCGTGAGCTGGGCCTGCTCAACCACGCCGGCGAGCTGATCAGCAGCGAGCGCGGCCGGGGCCGGCTGTTCGTCGACACCCGCAGCCGCTGGAACCCGGCCATCAACAGCTACACCCACTATGGCGTCGTCATGGCCACCGAGGCCGGCATCGCCTGGCTGGCGGAGCAGCTCGACATCACCGTCACCAAGAAGGACGCCGCCGCATGACCACCTCTGCCACCCAACACGCGATCGGCGCGCTCAAGCTCACCCGTCTGCACCTGGACCACCCGAGCGTGATCCCGGCCCGGGTGCTGCGCGACACCTGCACCGAGGCCATTGCCCGCCTGCAGCTCAACGAGCCGCACGCTGACGACCTCGGCCGGCTCTGGTGCGCACTGTTCGCGGTGCTGCCGCGCGGCTTCCTGCCCCACGTCACGCTCACCCGCGAGCCGGCCACGCCGTTCGCCTGCGTCATCACCGACGCCACGGGCAACCTCGTCGATCGCCAACTGGGCAAGACCATCGAAGGCATCACCGAGCTCATCCGCCTGCGCCACGGCGCGCCCAGCGCGGCACGCACCGCCGAGGGGCGCGGGGAGAACGGAGGGGCCACCGCGTGACCAGCACCTACCAGCAACTGCTGCGCCGCTACGACCGGCCCTGCCTGCCGCTGGACGAAGTGCGCGCCGAGTACCTGCCCCACATCGGCAGCGTCGACTACCTGATCGAACTGATCCACCAGGGCCGCATCGGCCTGCGCTACACCCGCACGGACGTCACCCGCAAGGCGCCGCCCGTGGTTTACCTGCGCGACCTGGCCGCCTGGCTGGACGCGCACGACCCGAGCAACACCCAACCCGCCACTCACCGCGTGGCGTAACCAACGCAAGGACACAGCACATGAAAGCAACCGATACCAGCGAGTTCATCAACAGCCTCAATGCCGGGGTGTTCGCCCAGCAGGTCGGCCGCGCCCTCTCCGACGTCGCTGCCGGCGTGGTCGAGTACAGCAAGCAAGGCCAGGTGACGCTGACCTTCAAGCTCAAGCAGATCGGCCAGAGCCAGCAGGTCGCGGTCACCCATACGCTCGATTACGTGCAACCGACCAAGCGCGGCAAAAAGCGTGAGGACACCACACTCGACACGCCGCTTTACGTCACCGCCAACGGCCTCGAACTGTTCCAGACCGACCCGACCGCGCAGCTGTTCACCCGCGAAGACGCGCCAGTAAAAGCCCGCGAAGTTTGACCCAGCAAAACCCACCTACCACACAAGGAAGCAACACCATGCCATTGAGCAAAGAAGCCATTCAGCACATCGAAGCCAACGCCATCGCCGCAATGGGCACGATGCCCCGTCAGCAGGTGCCGACCATCGCCCTGCCCAAGGACATGGCCGTGCACAACCTCGAGCGCTTCGCCGAGCAGCGCGCCCGCTTCCGCGGCGAAATGCTCACCGCCAGCATCGCGGACTTCGCCAGCTACGTGCTCCACCACGGCGAGGCGAACACCGCTGCCTTCATCGATCAGGAACGCATGGCCTGCCGCGCTTTCTTCAACCTGGGCACCCAGGCCGCGCCCGGCCACGGCGACGACACCGCCATGCTCCTGCTGAAACCGACCGCCGCCTACTCCGCCGTGCTGGCCATCGCCGGCAAGCCGCTCAGCCAGCGCGAACTGGCCGAGTGGATGGAGGACTGGGCGCACTGCCTGCAGGTGCGCGCCGGCGAAGAGGTGTTGGCCGTCGCCGCCGCCTGCGCCGCGGTGCGCAACATCACCATCAAGGCCGGCAGCGAGCGCACCCACACCGAGCACAACTTCGGCGCCGCTCGCTCGGCGATGGACGAGATCGAGGCCAAGAGCCAGGACCGCCTGCCCACCGAGCTGGTCGTGGTCACCGAGCCCTACGACGGCCTGCTGCCGCAGACCATCGTCCTGCGCCTGTCAGTCATCACCGGCGAGAAGCCGCAGCTCAAGCTGCGCTGGGTGCGCGAAGAAGCCCAGCACGAGGAAATCGCCCAGGACTTCAAGCGCGTGATCCAGCAGGAAGTTGGCGGTAGCGCCATCGTCACGCTCGGCACCTTCCGCCTGGGCGAATAACCACCACGCCACACCCCGCCGGCCTTACCACCCGGCGGGCTCGACACAACAGGGGACACAGCACATGAACTTCACCACCATTCAGATCATCGCCCTGCTCGGCTCGCTCGCCTCGCTGGCGCTGCTGTTCGGCATCGGCTACCACGAAGGCCGCCGCGCCGCGCGCAACGACCTGGCACAGGCCTCCAAAGCCCACGAGGAACTGATCGAAAACCTGCGCCACCAGCGCGACCGAGCGGTGCACGAGCACACCCTCAGCCGCCTCAACGCCGCCCAGGCGCTCGAAGCCATCACCAGCGAGCTGGACGAAGCCCGCCGCCAGATCGCCCTGCTCGAACGCCAGGCCCTCACCGACGCGGACGCCCACGCCCTGGCGGAAATCACCGGCCAACTCAACCTGGCCGCCACTACCTACCAGGCCATGCACTCCAACCAGGCCACCCACGCCCGCCGCCTCGCCCACGCCGCGAGCACCCTCGCCGAGCGCTATTGGACCGCCGCGCCCCGCTCCACCTGGGAGCGCGTCGACGCAACGTTGGGCAGCCAATCGGCTGCGATGAGCGCGTGAGGTGAGGACCATGAGCATGAAGATGGCAAAACCATCGGGCGATGACATTCAGGCAGCCGAAGAGCTGATGCAGATTCTGCAGCTCATTGATGCCCGCTTCGGCGGCCCGTGGGCCAACCCGGACGCAGGGGACAGCATCAGCGAGCTGCTGCAGGACGGTGAAAAAGAGTTCGACGGCGAGAACATCACCCACCTGCAGACCCTCTACAACAACCTGGCACGCCTGCTGCGCTGCACTCCGAACTTCTACGGGCGCGTTATCAGCGGCATGTGCCACGTGATCATGTACCCGAAGAACGAGATTCTCGCCCCTGAGTCGGACTGTATTGACCTGCACCCACGCTTCGCCCAGCTGGCTGTAGAAGCCAGCCGCACGGCAGAGCTGGAGGCAGAGAACGCCGCGCTCCGCGCCGCGCAGACCGAGCAGCACATCCATACCGCCGGCCAACGACTCTATGAAGAACTGCGCCAGTGGCTGGCAACAGAGCATGACCCCGATAGTCAGGCGGCGCTACAGGCGTGGCGCGAAGCCATCGCGCAGACCGCCCCTCAGCATTCGGACGACGAAGCCGTCGACCGCTTCGCCGCAGTGCATGTGAGGGGCCATGAATGAGCTGGCTCTTTTCGCGGGTGCTGGTGGAGGAATTCTCGGCGGCCACCTCTTGGGATGGCGCACCGTCTGCGCCGTTGAGCGTAATGCCCACGCTGCACAGATTCTCGCGCAACGACAAAACGATGGAGCCCTCCCAGCTTTCCCGATTTGGTCTGACGTGTGCAGTTTTGACGGAAGACCGTGGCGCGGCCTTATTGACCTGGTTTCGGGCGGCTTCCCCTGCCAGGACATCAGCAACAGTGGCGAGAAAGAAGGCATCGAAGGCGCGCGCAGCGGACTGTGGAAAGAAATGTCGCGCATCGTTCGCGAAGTTGGACCGCGCTACGTCTTCGTGGAGAACGTCGCAGCTCTCCTTGTTCGAGGAATCGACGTCGTCCTCGGTGACCTGGCCGCGATGGGGTTTGATGCTCGATGGGGAGTGCTGGGATCTGCCGACTGTGGCGGCCACCAAACCCGAGAAAGGGTATGGATTATGGCCGACGCTCAAGGCCTCAGATGGCGAACAGCGGACATCGAACCTGGAGTACTTCAAGCGACGCTTGACCGTATCGCCGGATCTTCCAGTGATCGTGGCTTTGAGTACGCCTCCGACCTCAAGGGGATTCTACGGCCGACTAAGCCCGGATTGGTGCGAGTGGTTGATGACGTGGCCCATCAAGTGGACCGAATTAGAGCCATTGGAAATGGACAGGATCCACGAGTGGCAGCGGCAGCATTCACTCTGCTGGCTGAAGAGGAATGAGGCAGCATGACCTACTCCATCTTCTTCACCACCGAAATGCCCAACGACACCGCCCAGGTCAGCGGTCGGCTGCCACGCTCGCCGCAGCGCTGGACGATGCAATGGCTGGTCAAGACGCCTGACGGTAAGACCCACGTCGACAACTCCCGCACCATCCAGCGCGCCACCTATGAGGAGGTGAACGCGATCATGGGCGCCATCATCGACGACATCAAAGCCGAGATCGGCGAGCTCGCCACGTTCATCAGCTACCGCCTGACCTGCCACGGCGGCACCAAGAAGCATCGCAAGGGA